ATTTATATCCTTCTTCTGTACAGGCACTTTTACATTGCCCATATCCTTGAGTTGCTTAAGGGTCTTTGTCTCCTTGCGACTTAATAGAACACCTTGTAAAATATCATCAGCCATAGTGTATTCTCCTTGTGAGCTAAACCTGGGTATATTCGTCTAAAATAGGTAAATGGGTAGCCTCGTCTAAAATTGGAAGATTAGTCAATTCGTCTAACACGTACTTGAACTTACGAGCGTCTATGTAAACGTCGGATGAACCTGGAGCAGCGGCGTCAAACAGGGCATCTCCTAAAGCATCCCCATATAGGGGTTCTTCCATCAGCTCACAGTCACGGATAGCGGGGTCAATGCGGTTCTCTTGAACGTCGGCAAGTACAATGTGATCCCCAGCTTGCAAAGGAATGTTAGCCATAGGTAGCTTTACTACACCGTCGTGACGATTCACGCTATCTTTTTTCAGAGGGTATGTCATAAAATCCGTACCTATACAGTTATAATACTAATTCCAAATATACATTATTTTAACGGATTTCGTTAGAGGAGGCCCCTGGGTCTCTAGGGGAGGGGGTAGTTAACCTTGTCAATCAGACTTTCTACAGGCTAACGTATAATTTTTGCCACCCATAGTGATGCGTATATTATGTTGCGCGAATATGAACATTGAATTATTATTGTTTTTATTCACGGTTGAATTAGCGTCATTACTTGTGTCCGTAACCACTACACGCGCAATTTTTGCTCTTGCAATTTGTAGCGCACAGTTTTCACAAGGAAAACCAGTTACATAAATGGTAGCTCCCACTAATTTAGCTTTATCACCGTAAAAAATAGCATTAGATTCCGCGTGTGACATAAATGGATATTTGTTAGATTCAAATATATGAATATTTACCTCAGAGGTATCATCATCGGCTATCGCGTATTGTAAAGTCTTTACCTCACGTGAATGAGGAACTACTAAATCATCAAACCCTGATACCGTTCCATTATATCCCCATGAAATAGGGGTGCCGTCTTTTGCTACTATAATGGCACCTATCTTTGTATTTTCATCTTTTGATAATCTAGCTATCTCTCTAGCCATATTAGAATAGACAGCATCTTTTTGGTCTTGTCTCTCGTTAATCATATTTCAAATGTACATTATTCACGGAGTGTCAAGGGATTTCGTTATTATTTGTTCGAGTCATCCGCTCTTAAAGAAGAAAAAATATGAGCAATCGTATCTACATTCCATCCATTACCTAACACTTTGGCGGCTTTGGTGTTATTTATACTGCCCACATATCCAACAGGTACAGTTTGTAATTTCTCCATTTCATTTGTAGTCATTACTCGGTAAGGGTAAGTATTTTGTCCTACATCTTTGTATCTACCTTTTGGTAATGGAGAAAGCAAGTTATTCAAGTTCACTGTTACCAAGCACATACTTTTGCCAATACCATTTACTTCAAGACAAAGCGATTTTCTATGTCCTTCGTTTGCAATTGGGCGTGTTCTTTTGGCTGCTGAATGTATGTAGTCATCTTCTACAATATCTTCAAGCATAATTCCCTTATCGGTATATGGCAGTATTTCAAAATTACACCAGTAGTATCTTACTCTGTTTTGTGCTGAAAAATTGCGTGAATTTATTTCTACATAATTCACTCCTAAATATTCGGTAATTACATCACACCATTCTTCTTTCATTTTCACATTTTCCAACATAAATTTCACTTTTGGATTTTGTGTCTTTATGTGATTAAGTATATCCGAAAACACAAAGAATAATTTACTTCTTGGGTCGTCAAAATTCAACCCTTTACCACTTGAAGAAAATCCCTGACATGGACTTCCTCCTATCAGTAAATCAATTTTGCTCCAATCAATATCCCATTCTTTCCAGTTTTCCACACTGCCAAGCCTTTTAATGTTTGGATAATTATTACTACTGATTGATATTGCTTGTTTGTCAATTTCAGATGAGTAGTAATTTTCAACATCAAATCCTGCCCTCTCCAAAGCAATCATTCCGCAACTAATTCCATCAAACAAACTTAGAACATTCATACCTTCTCCTGTTTTTCCGACAAGGCTGTCGGCTATTCACTGTGTGACCCAATCTCCACGCTCAAATCCATACAAGGAATCACTTCCCACCCATCCCGGCGTATGTGAACAAGGGCTAGTTCATCAATGCGCAAAGCAGTAGTCCGCTCAATCAACAGCTTATATGTACTCAATTGAGCAGAATAATGTATTAGATGACAATCTGGCAGACCCGCTAGTGGTCCAATACCCTCCTGCCACCTGTTCTCTCGCTTAATTTCCTTGTTAGTCTTCCAGTCAAGTATTGCAAGGCAGTCCTTTACTCGATCATAACACAAAAAATCAATCATACCACACAGAGCCATCGCCTGGTTGTACACGATAAACTCGTTACGTATAGGCACATAGCGCCTAGACAACACGGTGTACATCTCTAATGCATGGGGCTTGACTATCTCATAGTCCCCACAAGTAACCGCTGGGGCATAGTTCTTACGTTTCCATAGATTCTCAACGTACGCGTGTATCTGGGTACCCATGCTGGCGGCGTCGTTCTTATTCTTATCCCATAGGAGTTTAACATCAGCGACGGGCATATTATTCTTTGCTGCATACTTTGCCGCGATTGCATCCCAATCTTTTTTCGGAAAAAACCTATCAACAAACTTTGTCACAGAGGTATACTGTGTACCTTTGGTATCTGTATACGTGTGTGACTCCTCATCGAAGTATATATCGTTAAATTTCCAAAGTTCTATGTCCAGGGAGCAGTCCACGGTTATAGCCCCGCACGCCTAGCCCACTCGGCAATTAGCAGTCCGTCGGCATCTTTGTGTTTTTTTATTGCGTTCTCTAGGGAAGGGAACAAGCGAAGGCCTATGTCTAACGACGCCTTCTCAGCTCGGTTGACCCCTCAACACCTTTAGGGAGCAGTGACTTTTGCCACGCTCTGCTGTCCGTGTAAATGTGAGGTAGGGCCAAGTCTTCCACCACCCCTAAGATAGCCTCGAGTGCTCGTACTGCCGATATAGACGTCTTAAAACGACCTGGATTGACACAAGGCCTCTCTATTACAACAAGAACGTCATCCACAGCCACAGCTGTATCTAAATGAGAAATTATCATATCTTTTAATTTCTTGCGGTCGATGCGGCTAATGTTTTGCTTCGCCTTGGTGTAGCTCTGTTCCGTGAAGCTTGGTACTTCATAATAGGCAGGATTGGAGCCATCACGTAATAAGGCCACGCTACCACTAGTTCCGTTGTCGATTCCTATGTATAGTTTAGGCATGAGTTCTACACCTTCCCATTGTTTAGTTTCTCGAAGTCTTCCTTAACAGGAGCAGCACTGGATGGGATACCCAGCTTGTTCTTTCTCTGGCGAATAGACTGCCACGAGCGGTTCGGCGGGATTATGCCATTACGCAACTTATCTTCTTCTTCAGGACGCCACCACCAGGCGCAGACTTTCCTACGAAGCTCCTTCCAGGGAATCCCGTGTTTATGCGCGTATGAGGCTGATTGTATGTACGTACGGCCTTCAGGAACGATGCCCTGCTTTACTAGAGCAATGTCTTCTGCCACCCAGTAGTTTTTCTTGACGCCTTTTCCTCGGCTTATTTTTCTGTCATTCATGGTCTTTTCCTTTAGAAATTAATATCCTCATCTCGTTTTGGTATAACATCCACAGCATCAGGGTTCTTGTCCTTAAACTCACCGACGACGTATGTCATTGAGTCAAAACTATCCCTCTTACTAGGGTGGCTAACAATACGCTGTATTCCAGCACCCTGCTTAGTAGGCTTGGGTATAACAATGTCCTTTTCTTTCTGCATAGTCTCTAATATGGTCAGATGCTTATTAATAGCCCAACGTAACTGTTTAGCAGCCCACAGATAACTATCTACTGTATTATCACGGGAAGCTATACGGTCAGCCTGCGTTAATACCTCCTCAAGCTTAACAATCATGGAAGATGTGTAGGCTAACAGGGCGCGACGTAGGTCATTACTTAATCCGTACTTCTTACACGCATATAGGAATAAAGCTGATTGCACCCACTCCATAGAAGCAGGCCCATTCTTCTCTTTTATCTGCTTAGACCGTCTCAGAGCCTCCCTACGAGACTTAATGTAGCGGGACGTTCCAGAAATAATTGTCCTTGACTTAACCATTGACACCTGATGCTTTTCCTGGATTAATCGGTTCTTTAGCGGAATCCACATTTATGATCTGAGACGCACCGACAAGTCCATCCAGTAGAGATTCCACATAAGCAGCAAGTGCGTTCGTGTCAACATATGGAGCTATCTTTTCGTCGGAGGTTATCGTTGTAAGTGTATTAAATACGTTATCAATGACCGTCGCAGAGGCATCCGAGTATTCAAGCCTGTCTAGCTCGGATGTGTTAATAGCACAATATTGAGACACTAAGACATCATTAGCTACGTCCGTGTAACCCCACGATTCAAGCATATCGGTAATTATACGAGATAAAAAGCGCTGAAGAGAGGCTTGTCCTGCTTTTACAGAGCGAGCATACCGGGCAAACCGCCGAAGCGACCCACCCACGCGATCACTGGCCTCCCGCCCTGTAAACATAAACTCTGGAGGAATAGCCTTGATGTCAAGTATTAAGTTTCTGGCCGCTGTAATTCGTTCTGGAAGCCCAGCCACCGCTTGGTTCTCCGAGGAGCTTAGTGCTGTAGACAAGGTACCCCGCTGGCTTTGCTGAGGCAAAACACGAATCTTGGTGGCCTCCGCAGCAAATAACTTAATTGTTTCTAAGTTATATTGCTCTACGGTCTCATCGCCTGTGTTATTGATTATACTCTCGTACCACGCTGTAAACTCTTTGAGCTGGTCCAGGTCCAGACCATCTGGGGCGGATACCGACACAAGAGAGTTCCTTTGAAGTGATGCTGTAATTGAGGCAAGCTCTAACTGCTCTAGCATTTCTAAAGAAGTAATCTTGTCATAAATCTCGTAACAGAACGGGCGACCGATAGATCCACTTTGGGCTATTACGTCGTCGCGCGATTGCAGCGATACATCCATAGCACCTAAAGTTATACGATAACGGTCACTTTGCATATCCAAACAAGCAATAGACTTACCTTCCAGAATATCAACGCGGTTACGGGAATCATTAGATACCTTGTAATACATAGGGGCTGCGCCCAAGCCTTCAAGAGAAATAGTGAAAATAGACCCAGGCTGGTATGTATCCTTAAGCCCCACAATGCGCCCTTTTTCATCACGAACGTATTCAACGAATGCTTGGCCATAGAAGATAGCGTCATATAACAATTTAGTTACGTAGTTGTCGAGTTGTGTATTCCACCGGAACTGCTCAACCTGCTTGTTCGCATAGTTACTTTTGGGATACCTAGTGTCGATAACTATGTCAAAAGTCTTGTTAGTTCTGGGATCGATAGCCAATATATCGTAAGACAGAGTGTCGATCATTCCTTTCACCAGGTAGTGAACCTTCATAGGCTCGTACTTGTTAATGTCGTAGCGGTACTTTACAAAGTTCTCGTATAACTGCGTAAGTAATGCGTTTTCTGTCGTTATATTGGAACCAAGCGCCCTAATCCGTTGCTTTTCTTTTGTGCTGGAGGCAATCAGCTCCTCGACTGAAATAATGCGCTTACCGACTTCGCGGAGCATCGTATAGTCTACAAAGTTCGATACGAATTTACTTGATAATGTTGAAAATATATTCATAAGACAAAAATACCTCTAGGTACTGGATGGTGAGCTAGACCGCCGCATGATTTCTTGTTTAACCTCATCTGCCACTTCCTCGGAATAAGCGGGGGCAGAAGACGTAGACTCTTCTTGAATAGGAACACGGCTAGTGTCTACGTCGTAGCCAGATAATGCCCGTAAAAAGTCCTGACGCAACTTAAAAGACTCCTTCACCTGGAAGAAGTAGGCGGTAAGCTCCGATACGCTCATTTCGTCTAAATTACACTTAAAAGCAAGAGCATTATCAATGCCATCCAACCGCTCTGACAGAACGTCAAGGGCACTAACGGTTCTCGCCGTAACATTAAGCATAGTGTTTGCTGTCTTAGCCCTTAATACTTCTAAGTCCCTTTTAGGTACCGCTATGCTATCTGGTTCTAATGGTGCAGCCATAATCCTAAGCCTGGTCCTTGTTTGCGTAGTAATCCATGCGTCGTAAGTGCCGTAATGCTTGTTTTTTATATTGAAAAGATGCGAGGACACGACCGTCGTCCTGAGATCGTATTACCCAGGGGGCAGGATCGCCATAAGAATTGATGTGACCAGGCTCTTCCTTGAGAACCTCGTCGTACGCAGCTTCGTTAACTTCTTTACGCTCGTGTACAATTATCTGTATGTTAGACTCATGCTGCATATTGAACCTCGTAAGTTTACGGATATGTTTCTTGCCTTGGAAGGACTTAGCCCACTTATTAATCTCGCGCTCACGTTTATGGCGAATAATAGGATTATTCCATGAACGCTCTGCACGAGCAGCTAGTATAGGATTAGCTTGACCGTAATCATCTCTAAACTTGTCTATGATCGACTTTTTCTGTAAAAACGCTTTTGGCATGAACTACTCCTGTGCTAAAGACTTACGAGCTTCTGACTTCAACGCCTCATCTAACGATGACGACTCCATCAATTTTTGTTTAGAGTCCGACTCCGTCCCTGAACCAGACTTTATAGCTAACTGACTTAATTCAAATATACATTATTATCACGAGGCTGTCAAGTGAACTATTTTGTTCAATTCATCCGCTAGGCTAAAGACATAGTGGTTTTCTCTCACAAAATCCGATAAAACCTCATAATATATAATTCAATATACATTGACGCTCCCGCGACCCTAAAGGGAAGGGGATTCTGAAGTCCTTGCGGAACATTCTTTCTGCCCTACAGATACCTTACCCGAAGCAATCTTCTTAGGCTTTCTCTGTATATCATCTTTCGATCTGACAGACTTAACTTCCCCACCGCCCGTGGGTACTAAATTCTTGTTGTATGCTATGAATGCCCAGTCACGGATATTACGAGCAGCATTGACATCTCGATCATAGACGATCCCACATTCAGGGCATTCCCATGTTCGTTGATCCAATGTCAGCCCCTTGTAGTAGTGACCACATTCATTTCCTGTTTTCGAGCTTGCCTCGAATCTACCGATCTGTAGATACCATTTACCATACCATTCAGTTTTATATTTACATATGGAATCAAATTGAGCCCACGCTACCTCACCGATAGCACGTGCTAATTTATGGTTCTGCATCATTCCTTTCACATTCAAGTCTTCTCTGGCAATTGCTTGGTTCTCACGCACCAGTCGTGTGCTTAACTTGTGTAGGAAATCGGTTCTCTTGTTCACAATCTTCTGATGTAGCTTCGCTACCTTCAATTGTGCTTTCTTTCTGTTCTTGCTGCCTTTCTGCTTGTGGCTTAGTTTACGCTGTATTAATTTCAAGCGTTCCTGTTTGGATCTAAGGAACCTTGGATTCTCCACAACTTCACCTTCACTGGTAACACAGAAAGCTTTGATACCAACATCTATTCCTAGAATATCATTCTTAGTAGTTAATTCTGGTTTAGTTGGTGCTTCCAATTCATCATTCGCTAAAATGCTGATGTGGTATTCACCTGCTGCATTCTTCGATACTGTGGACTTGGTTATTCTACCAACGATCTTTCTAGACAGTTTAATCTTGATAGCTTCTTTGAATTTAGGAAGCCATACTCGCCCATGATCGTAGTCTATCTTAACACCACAAGGTATCGTAAATGATTGCTTGGAACTATTCTTAGATTTGAATTTTGGAAACTCGCTTCGTTTGTTGAAGAATGCGTTGAAAGCCATATCCAAGTTTTCAAGCGCTGCTTGTAGACTCTGTGCATTAACTTCCTTCAACCATACAGTAGCTTCCTGTTTCTTCATTGATGGGAGCATATTAGACAGGTCAAACTTGCCTGGTGATTTTCCCGTTTCCTTATATGCTTTTTGTTTTGTGTCAAGTCCCCAGTTATATACCCAACGACAATGACCGAAGTGCTTTGACATCAGCATTTTCTGACCATCGGTTGGATATATTTTGTACTTGAACGCCTTAATCATACTATACAATATAGTTTATATTTTCTAGAATCGTTCATTATTTTTTCTAAATTTGTAGAATGTTCAAATACCAACTAAAATCTCACAGCAAATACAGCATCAAATACCATTTTGTGTTCTGTACGAAGTACCGTAGACGGATTCTAACGTGGTTGTTTGCTGAGTACGTCAAGGAATTGATGGTAGAAAAGACGAAAGATCAGTTCACCATTGATGAGATTGAGGTAGACAAAGACCATATCCATGTATTAGTCGATTCTAATCCGCCGAGATCCCCGTTAGATTTTGTTCGGGTAGCTAAGATGATGACCACCTACCAGGCATGGAGATCGAATTGGTCTACATTCCTGAAATCAGTATATTGGAAAGAGAGAACGCTTTGGTCTGGTGGATACTTTGTTGCTACTACAGGACAGGCATCTGCTGAAACTATTAGACAGTATATTGAGAGCCAAGGATAATCGCTCTCATCCCTCCCCCAAATGGAAGGGGTTTTCTCGCTCCAATTGATAGGAACCACTATTCTTTTTTCGCTCTACCACTACGCTTTCGTGGAAAAACATCCCGATGTACCCGCATGAACTTCTCATCTGCTTTCGACACCGCCACTCCGTTCGCGATACAGTCCTTAATTCTCGCTATCCTATGCAACACTCTCGCTTCTCTTATCCCTCGTTGTGTACACTTTACTTTCTTATTTTCTTCGTTTTTAACTAAATTTCGGCACTTTTTACTAGTTTCTTCTAAATGTGCTACATTTTTGTTAAAGTATATCATGTCTTCTTCTTCTCTATCTTCGATAGAGATATCTTTGTGCAAAAATGTAGCACTTTTGTTATTCGCAAAGTGTACACTTTTAGCACTAGGAATCACGTATGGAATTTGGTGCCTGTACAGGTACGTACGTAAGCGACTAGTCATAGTGCCTCGAGGAACAACATACCTACCTTGACTATCCATAGCGAGATCATCAGTAGGTAGTTCTTTAGACCAGGTTATAGTCCAGCCGTACTTTAGTCCCGCGTTTACGAACGCTCTGTAGGATGCATTAGCCCTAGTCATAGCGATTCGTTCAAGACGTTCTCTGTTCTTAAATACCACTGTATGGTTTTTTTGGTCAACTAGAATCTCATCATCATGTAGCCATTCCTTAAGAATTAATTCACTAACGAGAACTCGAAGATAAGCATTGCTTCTGTAGCTTTTTGCTGGCTTCTCTTTGTTTGAAAACAAATCGGAGTACTCTTTGTAAATACGATCGAATGTCCATGTTTCATGTTTGGTGTAAATGGACTTCGCATAATTGCTTATATCTCTTCGGATAGACTTCATAGAGGCATCTTTCGTGCAGCAGGTGTTCAGAGTGTAGTCCACCCAGTTCATGTAGACGGCTTGTGTGATTGGGTAGTTACAGTTGTGCTTTAGGTGGAATGCCCTTAAAAGCAGTTTCTTGGCTATTATAACGCTCCAATTGTATCGCTTGCCCTTTGTAATGGGGTGGAACTTTCCGTGGCTTCTGATAGGCACAGAAACGTCACAGCGGTATCCTCCCTCATCGAGCTCCAGGACTCCCAGTCGTTTTGCGTATTCGCTTGACGAGTACGGGGGTACTTCGTCTATGGTTGCCACCCTTACGTTTTCTACGTTGTCGTTTGTTAGGTGGGCTATTCGTTTCGAGTTGAGTAGGTGTATTTTGGTGGGGGTAGTTTGTGGGGATCCGAACAGATTTTGATAAAAACTGTCACACTTGTTGTCGTAGGTAAGTGTAGGTATCAGTGAGGAGATTCGTGTCCTTAGTCTGGAGCAGGCATCCTTTATGTACTCTTTCGGGGTGTCTGGAATCTCTTGTATTATGTGATACTTGTAGACAGATCCACTGGAGCTCTGTACGACGGCCATATCGGTCCAGCACCCGAGGATCGACCGAGCCTTGTCGATGTGGATATTTTCTCCATTGGTGTTGTCGCAGTCTACCCAGGCAAACGTCGTGCTATCCCCACCACGGCGTATTATGTGGCCTGTTTCAAGAAGCTGTGTAAGTTCTTGAAGTGAGGGCTCTTCTTTGTAATAAACAGGGGTTTTGTTCGGTATGTTGGCTTTCTGGAGCAGCTTGATAGCTTGTTCCTTATGCGTAAAAGACTCACGGGTGTATTGTACACAATTCATAGGTGGACTACTTTATTTTTAATATACTTTTTTTGAAATATACATTATTCCGAGGACAAGAATTTGTTGCACACATCCCACGACTAAAGATTTCTGGGATTCAAACAGCCTCACTATATATTATTATTTGTGCGATTCATCCCCTAGGCTAAAGACCTAGCGGTTTTCTCTCACGAAATCCGTTAAAGGATTCCACTCTTTTCTTCATAGAACACGCAAAGTGCTTCTTGGATTCCCCAAGGATATTGAACACTTTGCTATAATCCTTTCCGTCATCGCCATCAAGCCACTTGACGGAATTGATAAAATTCTTAATCTTCGGGTTGTAGTTGCCGTCATCAATGTAAGCACAAAGTTCACGGCGAATATCTTCTTCTTCACCACCATCCAAAGCGGTAGAGATTAAATAATCCGTGCCTTCTTCGTATTGCATAACCATATCATAAAATGCTTTAGGGTCGTAAGCGTCGCCATCATAACGGTCAAGGATGAGGTCGATAATCATTGCGAAACTCCTTTGTTTTGCGTGAACTACCCCCGAGCTAAAGACTTAGGGGCTTCTGACTTCAAGGCCTTGTGGATCACGAAGTCCTTGTATCATATACAAATAGTTTGTGTTTTCATCACTTGGTTTTTGTGAATCCAACAATACAAATATACATAATTTGTACCAGTACGTATATAGTTGACTTAGCAACAAAACGAAAACTCCAGATATTTACCGTTCGGCAACGGAATCCAAACCGTTCCAGAATAGTCATCGCCAGTATATCTGCAAGACTTCGAAACGTATGCTTTCGTAAAAATGCAATAATAATTTGGATGTTTTGCAATTGTTAGTTTGCTACTTTGCAATTGTTGTTTTGCAAAAACGTTGATTTTAGTGTAATTTGAGAATGTTTTGCAATTCTTTTAAAAGACTGTGCAATTGTTGTTTTGTTTTGTTGCAATTGTTTATCTGATTTCGGGAGAGAAAACCGATAGGTCTTTAGCCTAGGGGATGAATCGAACAAAAATAATTTAACTTTTTTGTATAAATAATGTATATTTGAATTAAGTCAGTAAATAAGACTATAAAACCTCGTCAGGGACTGGCGAGTACACTGATGGAGTGGATGTAAGCCCAATATGAGCAGTGCTTTTGCCTAACTCATAAAGGCAACTACGATGAAGTCAGAAGCCCCTGAGTCTTTAGCTCAGGGGTAGTTCACTGTTCTTCATAATATACCTCGTTTATTCATTTTTTCCTCTGCCCGAAGGGTCAGCTTGAAGCCTTGCCACTTCTTCCTTTCTGCTAATCAACTTTTGTTCCATCCGCTCGCAATCGTGTCTTATGTCTGCGAGCAAATCTAAAAGTTCGATTGACTCAAACCTAATAGCTATTTCGTAGGCTCTATCGAGCTTTCCACAAACCAGCTCATCTCTTGGTGTCCATACTGTTTTTGGCATAATTTCCTCCCGCCAATTTGGTGCGGTCGTTAGATGACGATTAATGCAAATAATATATTGTTGGCTCTACAGAGTCTTCATATGTGACTATGGCGTAAAAGTTCCGTTTGCCGACACCATCTTCAATATACGGCTTGATCCAGTCGAGAAACTTCTCAATTTCTGAATCATAATTCTTAATGTTTGTACGGAAATGCAAAAACCATTGCTTTGCTATATCGTCAAACCAAAACTTAGGCTCTACAGTTCCGGGGAAATAATAACTTCCGCCCGAACGTAAAAGCCACGGCCTTTTTGATTTGAAAAACGGATGATCTGGTGTGCTTTCTTTAAGGTCTTCACCTGCTACCAGTTTTTTGATTGTCGAAACAATCACTTCAGGTAATTCTTCTTTTAAGCCTGCCCCGAAAATAATTTCAGTGTACATTCCCATTTCTTTCTCCTTAGTTTGTTTGTGTGTAAATCGCAATGTCCGCAATCTTTGGAAATATCTTCTTTTATTTCAGAAAATATTTTTATCATTCTATCTAGCATAATCTATTCCTTTGATTTGTGTGTAAATCACATTTTTTATTGTCTCTAACATTGAGTTAAGTTGCGACACCTTCGTGTGGAGCCACCTTCAACGCGTTGTTAGCCACCCCATGGGACATACAGTGTTTTCGCAAATCACCGTGACACGCATCGGTAATCTTTTCGATCATGTAGGCATCGGAAACGTCAATATCATTTCCTGCCTTGTTTTCGATCATCCACTTGACTACAAACTGAACCGTGTCATATTCATTAAATCTCATAATATCTCCTTTGTCTGTTAGGTATGTACTGTTGCTATATGTATCAAGTATTCCATGAACTCTATCGGTGTTGAGTTTGCTTCAAACTTCCCTAGAGTCGGTTTGTTTTTGTCTTTTCCTCTTTGGTCATGAAAACCTATTTGATGAGTCCCCTTTGGGGTTTCCCACCTAGGGTCAATTGGTTTTTCTTTGCCTTTGAAATAAAGCCATGTCTTTTTATTTGCCTTATGCCCATAAGCAGATTGCCAAACCTCACAAGTCCAGCCATCACCACTTTTTGTCCATTGTCCTTTAATTGGTCGTACCAATCCGTACTCATCCCAGGCGTAGCTACTAGCAGGATGCTCAAGAACTCCACCACATCGATTGACGGTGTCAAGAGCAAACTTAAAACATCCACCATCATTTCCAGGTTTATTATGTTCTCCACCCCAACGCTTATAATTAATAATAGCCATTCTCCCCCATAGTTGGCATGGCGGGTGGGCAATTACGGGATTAGTCCCTGCGTAGGTTAATGCGTTTCTTTTCTCGTCATAGCAATCCGGTAACCTCCCTTTATAGTGAGAGTTTTCAAGTACAAAAAGCGCAACGGGTTCCATTTTGCTATTCCTCTTGTTTCATGAATAGATATTCTTTTTTAATTTCTTCTAACTTTTCGATTGCAAAAAGCAACCAATCTGTTTGCTTTTCAGTGCAATTTCTTTTTTCTTTTTCTAATTCTAAAATGGCTACATCAAAATCTAAAACCATTTTTGATTTTTCTATTAGTGTTTCAAGCTTGCTTTCTTCACAGGATCTACCGATGCAGTTAGTTCCTTTGTATTTGCAAAGAGAGCACCCATCGCTATCCCATAGTAACTTTCTCAATTGTTCAATACTTACTTCTATTTTCATTTTGTCTTCTCCTTTCTTATGTCTATATCTGTAATATAACTAATTATTAACGGAGTGTCAATGTATTTTTTAGTTTTTTGTAGGGTGTACACTAGTTCCCGTATATCTTACCGCCTAGATAAGCCGTGGGGCATCATCAGCTTCGCCGTTTGTTATGTGGCTTTAAAATAATTCGTTTGTTTCTTTCACAAGTCCATCATACAGCTCATTTAATGTGATGACGTTTTTCTTAGCAGCCTCAAGAGCAGATTTCGTGTCGCTAATTATTTTCAGAATTTCAGTTTCATAGTAATTAGCAAAGAATTTCCTGCCATCTTTAGTCAGCAGGTCAAATATAAAGAATGGATTCACATAGTTATTGTATTTGTTTGATGGATTTTTCTTGTATTGTATGCTGTCTAGGTACTCAACCCCTCGAACATGACCACCCATTATAACTAAACCGATTTCTTTATTTTCGTATCTTGTCCATCCAGTGCAAGATCCTAAATGATCTTTTATTTCTACAACAGGGACTTTCAAAAATGACATAAACAGCTCCATTCTTATAGGATTTCTGTTTTGTGTGATTTGTATTTTATTACTATCCAGTTTGGCGTAAAGCTCTTTTTTGTAGTTCATTTTGTCTTCTCCTTTCTTAGGTCTATATCTGTCTATATCTGTAATATAACTAATTATTCACGTAGTGTCAAGGAATTTCTTAATTTTTTTGTATGGTGCACCCTAGTTCCCATATATCTTACTTTTTCGTTAAAATAATGCTATATTATATGTATGCAGACACTATACGTTCCTAAGTACAACATACATTATCGCGTGAATCCAAAGGATCCATGTGAGTTGCAGTGGTCCGCCAAGCCGTTTGGTCCATCTACCCCCTGGCAACATGCCACCTCCTTTAAGAACCCAATAAGAGCCCTTGACATTGACGACAAGACTGGACAGGGCGTCGTGGTTCTAAATGACAGCACCACCTATGTAGGCTCTGGTGTTCGTGTCTGGGGTCGTAAGTATTACACGCAAGGATCCCGTATCTACAGCATATACGCTATCGGGGAGAGCAAACAAACCACCCCACGTGTCACCGTCAAAGTGAACCGCCGTTAAACTTCCACAAAAAAGAAGAACTCAGCCCAATGTACGATCCTCACGTTAAGATCCCCACCCAGATAGAAGGATACACACCCCCGAAGAATCGCAGGAAGAGAAAAGAAGGGCCGTTCTGCTGCATTTGCGGCAAGAAAACGTACAGGTACCTTTGCAACAAGCCTCTATGCTCCACTTGCCAATCGGAGCATGGAATAAATATCTGGAACGAAGCCTTCCCCGACAATATTAAGTTAGATTACAGACAGTACGACGAAGAATAGGACACCAACGCCATGCCTTTAGATATCGATAACTCCGCCAACCTACCCGACCACGCGCTAGACGTCTTTACCTCTCTAGCGGACCTACAGGCCTATGTATCCCTCAAGCACGCCATCACCATCATGGGCTTCAACGTAGATGTATACCTACCTCATGAATCTACAGGCACCCAGGCTAAACCACTACACGATAGAGGCGACGGCTCTCTGTACAGCGGTGAGCCCTACATAGGAGCATACAACCCAGACGACCGCACAGGCTCCGTATACAACGAGAAGGATCACGCCTACCGCTACCCCAATACTCCAGACTTCACCGCCCGGATAGCCCTAACCAACCCACAGGGGGAGCCCGTTGTCCGTGGCACAGAGGTGTTCGTGAACGAGCAGAACAAAGCATACACACTCAAGAACACAACCGGAGCAAGAAACTACTGCCCTGGAGACATCGTCATCCATTCCAAGCTAGTAATAGCCTACGGGGGGTCTACACTCAACTACTTCGTGGACGACATTCACGTACTACGCAACCCCAACGCCTCCTCGGAGTCGGACGAGTCTATGATCTTTCTAGACCTGGACATGCACGTAAACGACTAGAAAGCCGAACAACCACAACAAATACTGCTCACTTGTATACCAATACCCAAACTTGCACATAACAACAAAATAAGCTATACTACCCAAGAGGTCACCATGAAGAAACAATCAGAAGTTGCAGGTGCTCATTACGACACCGTGTCTTCAGAGGGAACTACACTGGAGGCGATTGACATCATAGAGAGTGTTGTCAAACGCACCACAATCCCAAGAGACGCCGCCTACAACATAGGACAAGCCCTCAAGTACATACTGCGCGTAGGTGTCAAGCACCCCGACGCATGGAAAGAGGATATGCAAAAGGCTGAGAACTATCTTCATCGAGCGACCACAGGCGAGTGGATGCCCTCCATCAAGCCTAAAAAGAAATAGCGTCAAGCCCAGGCATAACACCTTGGGTGAGGGCGTCACCTACATATAGTAGGGAACTGGGTACAAAGAAGCCCATTGCATCGTGTGATGGTAAGATACCCGAGCCTCCGAGCTTGCCTAAAGGTACCGCCCACCATTACAAAAGGGGGCCTATCTCAAAAACCCAGCGAGCTAAACCTCCCCATGTGTTCCATTCGTGTACAGTTTTGTGTATATTTGATATGAGTAACACACGCGTGCGAGGTTAATACATATGGCAGGATCCACAATCCCATCAAAGCAGCTACACAGAGCAGGAACAATCGAAGTTCTAAACACATACCTGATTGATCGTGAAATAGGATACTGCACAGATGACCACTGCTTGTATACCAAAGTCGACGGGGTGCTCGTTAAGTGCGTGGAGGAAACTCCCCTCACGGTAACCCACTACGTGAGTGCTAGTGGCACCGTGGTGCTCACGCCTAATAAGAATAACGCCCTCATCTGTACAAACAGCCCTACGATAGCTATCGCCATCGGTGCTGGAGATGGGGCGGTATACCATATACAGATTACAGGGGCCTGCACATTGGCCTTGACTGGTGTCACCTGGGGTGGCGATGAGATTACCGAGGTGGCCACAGGCGCCGAGGTGAGCATCTTGAACAATGTTGCCGTGGGTGTGCTTTATGAATAATGAGATGCTCTTGGCTCGTCGCAGGATTTTGTTCGCGAAGCAGGGTGGGGAGACACCCGGTATGGTCTTGTTGATTAACTCACCAAATACAGGCAACTTTTCAGTAACTACGAACTACGGGGCGTTCACGGCCGCTAAGGTTTCTGAGTACCCGTACCTTGGCACAACAGTAACACGTAAGCTATCCATCAGCGGCGTAACGTTTTCAACGGGGCAACGGCTTTCCGACGATTCCGCTGTTCGTGGGTTATTTGTTGGGGTGGAATCTTGGGGCACATCTAACCCATACACAAATACCTCGTCTTTATTTTACGCGTGCACCAGTTTGCGTGGTATCCCCAGTTCGTGGGAAGGTTTAGGGGAGTTAACTGACGCTAGTGATATGTTCTACGACTGTACCCACCTCACAAGCATTCCAGCTTGGTGGACTGGCTTAGGGGGGTTAACTGATGCTACTCAGATGTTCTTCCGCTGTGCCTTTACGAGTATCCCCAGTTCGTGGGCAGGTTTAGGTGCGTTAACTAATTCTACTAGGATGGTCGCCGGCTGTACCTCCCTCGAAAGCATTCCAGCCTCGTGGGAGGGTTTAGGGGCGTTAACTGACGCTAGTGGTATGGTCGCCGGCTGTACCTCCCTCACAAGCATTCCCAGTTCGTGGGAAGGTTTAGCTAACGTAACAAGTGCTTCTTATATGTTCTCCAGCTGCACCTCACTCACAAGCATTCCAGCTTCGTGGGCCGGTCTAGCAAGTTTAAACGATGCTTCTAATATGTTCTGGAGCTGTGCCTTTACGAGCATTCCCAGTTCGTGGGAAGGTTTAGCTAACGTAACACGTGCTTCTTATATGTTCTCCGACTGTGCCTCCCTCGAAAGCATTCCAGCTTCGTGGGAAGGTCTAGCAAGTTTAAACGTTGCTTTTAGTATGTTCCAGGGCTGTACCTCCCTCACAAGTATCCCCAGTTCATGGGAAGGTTTAGCTACCGTAACAGTTGCTTTTAGTATGTTCCAGGGCTGTACCTCCCTCACGAGTATTCCAGAGTCGTGGGAAGGTTTAGGGGCGTTAGATAATGCTAGTGGTATGTTCCAGGCCTGTACCTCACTCTCAAGCATTCCAGAATCGTGGGCAGGTTTAGCTAGCTTAACAAATGCTCAGAATATGTTCCAAAGCTGTACCTCCCTCACAAGTATCCCCAGTTCGTGGGAGGGTTTCGGTACGGTATCTTATGCTATGGCTATGTTCTCCGACTGTACCTCCCTCACGAGTATTCCAGAGTCGTGGGAGGGTTTAGAGCGTTTAGTGGTTGCTAGTAGTATGTTCCAGGGCTGTACCTCCCTCACAAGCATTCCAGATTCGTGGGAAGGTTTAGGTACCCTAGCTCTATCTGGCCTAGCGGATGTTAGTGCTATGTTCCAGGGCTGTACCTCCCTCTCAAATTGTGGAACCATATTCACAGATCTGGCCAAGGCTACTGATGTTAGTTATCTATTTGATGGTTGCACAGCTATGCAAGGGGATATACACGCTCTCTACGTATACTTGTCCACGAAGCCTATAGCCGTTACAGCCTTTGAAGGATGTTTCCGTGGCTGCACGCAAGCCGTAGGTTACGACTTAATACCGGCTTCATGGAAATAAGGAGCCACACCCTAATCCCAACATCAAAAGGATACTACATAATATGAAAGCACCAAAGAACAAGAAAGAATTTACAATAAACATAGGGCTGAGTATCCTGTGTTCCCTAATAAAGAAGCACATACTTCGTAAAGTAGGCCCCAACAAACCCCTTCCTCCTCCCGATAGATAAAAACCGTAACCATTCGATAAAGGTACCCGACTATGCCCTCCTTTTTGACGCCAGAACTCGTTGTAATCATCATCACCGCCCTCGCGGCCTTCATCACCGCCATAGCCTCATGGATAAAGGCTAAGGCCACCTCCGTGGAGGCCCATGCCGTAAGAAAGGACGCAACCGAGATTATAGAGGATCGTCTGGTTACAAAACAAACCCGCACAGAGCAGTACCAGGTACTTCAGAGCCGCCTAGATGAGCTATACACGGAACGTACGGTGCAGCGACGTATAAACGACCGCAACGCAGACAAGCTAGACAACGTCACCGTCCTCGTCGCTGCGGTAAACTCCAAGGTGAACGGCCTAATAGAAGAGAAGGCATACCAACGACAGACCAACTCAGACATATTCAACAAGCTCGACGAGCTGAACAAGAACATTCTAATCGCCATTAAATCCAAGGAGGATTAGATCCCTATGAAAGTACGCTCTATCCACATAAATCAGCCCACACTCACGGTTGTTCCGTTAGGGAACCGCCTATTCGGCCTAGCTCACCCCCAGGAAATATCCATGTACACAGACGAGGGCTGCTTCTTGACCAAGTTTAAGCAGGGCTTCGTAACCAACTTTAGGTCTGGGGGTCTGTTCGTAGACCCATTCATTGACCAGGTGGGTGATCAGAACAAGGCTCTCGTATACTTAATTCATGATGCTCTCTACACCCCCTGCGACGCTTGTGGTGGGGAGCACCCCCTCTCTCGTGAGCTAGCCGACGAGATTTTACGCGCCGCCCTCATTTGGGCTGGTATGAGTCCTGGTGTTGCGGGCTTAGTGTACCGTTCGGTGCGTCTTTTCGGGAAATCCGCATACGAGAACGACGACAAACTAACCGCCACCAACCGTGCACTATTCTCCTTCCAGTGGACGGCATAAATGACAAATATTGAAATCTGCACAGCCGTAGCTTTTTCTTACTTACGAACACCTTATATATGGGGCGGTGATAGCAGTAAGGGTTTAGATTGTTCTGGTCTAATTCAATTAATCTTTGAGCCAGTAGGCCTTGATCCAAAAGGCGATCAGACAGCACAGGCTTTTTATAATTATTACAAAGATAAAGAATGTAAAACGGCTCAAGAAGGTTGTATTTTATTTTTCGGAAAAAGTAAAGACAAGATTACACACGTTGCCTATGCTATTAATACTACTTACATGATTGAAGCAGCAGGTGGAAACAGCAAATGCAAAAGCGTAGAAATTGCGAATAAAATGAACGCAATGGTAAAGGTCTCTCCGATAAAGAAACGGAAAGACCTTGTTGCTGTTATTAATTTATTTTGTTAGGTTTTGTAAGGTAAGCATTAAGGAATGTTATCAACGGATTGCAGAAACAGATGAATTCAGGAAATCGTATGTTGGTATGAGTATGGGAGAATCAATGGAAATCGAAAATCCCTAAAAGGATGATAAAGATGGGAAGTGAAGTATAGGTTTAATATGGAACAGCAGTGTGGTAGAAAAATAGAGCTACGGCTCACCAAGGAACAGGAACGGGTATGTGTCCGCTCTTGTGCTGCCGCACGCAGGGCATACAACTGGAAACTTGCCCAACAGAACGCTGCCTACGAGGAATCCAAGAAGCTGGTTCCAGAAGGATCCAAGCCAAAATGCAAGCTAGGTACTCCTATAGACTGGCATAAGGAATGGGTATTGTACAAGAGGCTAGAAGGCAATGAATGGCTGCTTGAACTATCCAAGTGCTGCGGTCAGGAAGCCTTGCGAGACCTTGGTACTGCGTGGAAGAAGTTTTTCAAGGGACTAGGCAAGCACCCACGATTCCATAAGTTCGGTATCAACGACAGCTTCCGCGTGACTGGTTCTGTCTATATCGGCAGAGATTTTGTTCAGATTCCTACTCTAGGCAAGGTTAAGCTGAAGGAAAGGGATTACATAGCAATCCCTGATGGTGTAGATAAGGTTCCACTATCAATGGCAACCATATCTAGGACAGCAGATAGATGGTATGTGTCTTTTGCTTATGTGGCTGATGTAGTTCCTGTTAATGAAACAATAGAAATCACGGATGATGAGTACGATATCGTTGGTGTAGACCTCGGTATCAAGGACTTAGCTATCACATCCTTTGGACAGACCATTGCCAACCCAGTGGCTTAAAAATTTACCAATGTTAAAGCCGACTGATGTAGTAGAAAAATATAAGCCTTATTTGCCTTCAAATACAGGAGGAAAGAAACGAGGACAAAGTTATAGTAGAGGAACAGCAAAAAATGCAAAAGAAAGTAGTAAGACGTTTGAAGGCATAGCGAGGGCAATGGCTGAACAATGGCTATTAGCTTGCTGCTAACTACCTGCTATATCCACTTATAGCCTTGGACGGGCTTTGTAAAACCCACAGGTAAATAATATGGAAATCAAATTTTATTGGAACGGAAGTTTTGCTGGAACTAATCACAGTATGGCTGTAAATGGAAAAGAAATTAGATTAGGTGGTGTTGTTTCAAATGAAGAAGATGCAAAACTTGAAGCAATTAAGATATTAAAACGTGATTATAATATTGACTACAATCCTGATGAAATAAATTTTGTTTGGGGTGGTTGTTTATAATGTTTTATAACTACCTGCTATATCCACTTATCCGTGGAAATATCCCCTCGGACACTAGCGGGCGAGTCGCACAATATAGTTGCTAGCCCCGTGATAATAATGTATATTTGAACTCAAGGGTATTTCACACGTAGGAGAACAAGGCAATATGGCATCCACAATCGTAATCATAATCCTATCCGCCTTATTGGTGGTAAGCATCATGTTCAACATATACCTGATAGCGAAGAACGCTCTTATCCGTGAGTATGTTCAATCATACGACGAGAGCATTAAGAAGCTTGAAGACAAGCTAAGAGAATTATTAATCCAGAAAAGTAAGGGAACCTCCAATGAACCTTAAAGTAACAAAGAATATACAACAGCTCGTTGCACAACGTCGCGCTAAGAAGATCGAGACAGTGCGCAACGAAGTCATCACGGTGAATCTAAAGGACGCTCGCGCCAAGCTAGCTGAATCTACAGGCGCCAAACAGGTGGACTCACCAACTACGCCCGCTCCTACGGATATTCAAGATGGAGACCTCGTGGCGGACGCAATCATTGCACTAGCAAATCACATACAACAGCTAGCTGGAAAGCCAGAGGCCACCCCGCAAGCCCCAGCACCCGATACAGCTTCATTGAGCCCCGTGGGTGAGGACACCCCCACTCCTGTGGCCGCAGACATATCCTCGGGGACAGGTTTAGAGAGTGTAGACGCCCCTATACCCCCTTCGGAGCCAGCTGCCCCTGACGTGCCTGTAAAGAAGCCAACCAGGTCTCGCAGTCGCTCCAAATCTAAGGCAAAGAAGTGAACTATGGATAAGCCTAAGCAAAAAGAATTAACGATCAAGGTGCCAAAGGACGTCACAGCCATTCGCATCGAGATCGACCAAGACCCGAAGTCCGAGTCCTTGGCTAAGCTAAAGAAGATTTGTGACTGATATCGGTTGAGGCTATAAATCGTAGCGGAATACGAAGCGAGAACCTATCGCACAGCACAAAGCTACATACGGGCCACAACCTTACAAGTAGAAATTTAGAACCTGGTGGTGTCAAGGCGCACCACATAAATATATGACAAATACACAAAAATTTGCACAGCGGGAATTAGATATTCTTGCAGCAACAGTACCCGATGCGATTGTAACTCCTTTCGCAAAAGAAATCCTTGCTTTATGTGAGGCATTTGGAAACTCAGGACAAAGTGGTGGTTCTGCGCCTTACACGGCTTCTGCAATTTCACAAGCAGTTAAAAAATTGTTACTACACGAACCTATTTGTGATGTAACAGGACACGAAAACGAATGGGTTGGGGTTGCTGTGAGCGGGAGGGGAGATGGTTCAGTTATATACCAAAACCGTAGATGTAGTGCTTTATTTAAAGACGGAATTGAAAGTAAAGCACATTATTTGAATGCTATTGTTTGGAAAGGGGTAGAGGATTACGATACATTTACTGGTAGCGTTTACATTGACGATAAAGATTTTGAATTGATTGGAAGTAGCCAATTTGTGAAGTTTCCATTTAAACCTAAAACATTTTACATTGATGTAGTTCGTGTTCCAATTTCAAAAGAAGAAGCGGAAAAACGAAACCTACATTATATTGAAGATGGATTCAATGAATGTTATTATACTATTGTGAAAGACCCAAAACAACTAGATAGGGTTTTTAAATACTATGATAAAAAGTAAATTAAAAGCACGAATGCTGTTTTAAACTTGGGGCATATCCATGGACATCGTAATCCCTTATGTTGATGGTGACGACTCCGCTTGGCAGGACGTGTTCTTCCGAGCTAGAGGGCAGACCCCACGCAATGATGCAGTTAAGCAGGCACTATACCTCCCGTATAAGCGCCGATTCTCTAGCCACAACCTATTCAAGTACTGGTGGCGTGCACTAGACGCCAACTATGTGAACATCGACAAGGTTCACCTCCTACTGCTCCAAGAGTCACAGTTCCCCGCCTTCCTCGACCCAGACGATCCTCGCATCGTGGTCCACTACCACAGAGACTTCATACCAGAGAAGCATACCCCCTGCTTCAACAGCAGCACCATAGAGTTGTGTGCCATAAAGAACCTAGAGCTGTCAAAGAACTTCATCCTAGCCAACGACGATATGTACGTGAACGCCCCCGTGGACGACCGCAGCTTCCAAGATAAGCAGGGGCGCCCTCTAACCGTAATCATGAGCAGAGACCCCTATGGTACTCTCAATGCGTTCAGGGCCTCGTTGACTAATGGGCACACACTCGTGGCCAGGCACTACAATAAGCCCATTACATATTACAGATGGCACCACCTATTTCAAGTATACAACACAGAGTTTTGCAAGGCCTTTCTCAACAATAAGTGGGAAAC